GTGACGCAGTAGCTAGTTATAGAAACTACTATATACTAGAGAAAAAAAGATTTGCTACTTGGAAAAGTCCAGCAAAAATACCAGAATGGTATAAAGAAGGTAAAATTTATGGTAACGAAGAAGAACAATACATCTAAACCTAAAATTTACGAAAGAAATCCCGACACAGGCGTTATTAGATGGCGTTATGTAGGAGAGTCACCAGATAAATTTGGTTGGCCAAATTATGGTAGAATATTGAAGGAGAAAAAAAATGCGAAAAGAAATAATCGAAGCGGTTAGAAAACACGCTGAAGGTCATATCGCAAAGCATAAAGCTAATGTTGAGGTGTTAATGCAGAAACCAGTAGGTGTAGCGGAACATCCTGATACTTTAGAAACAATAGAAAAAGAATTAGCTATTATTGCAACGTATGATGACCAATTACAGATGTTAGATAAGTATTTTACTTATATTGACCCGCTTAAGAGTCAAGGCTAATGCCGACATATACTTTTGAGAATACAAAGACAGGAAAAGTCTTTGATGACTTTATGTCTATGGATGATAAAGAGACATATTTAGAACAGAATCCACACATAAAACAGATTATCAATAAGATAAATATAGTTGCAGGTGTAAGTGGTCGTAGTTATAGAAATGACCAAGGTTGGAAAGAAAATATGTCAAGAATAGCAGAGGCACATCCAACATCACCTTTAGCAAATAGATATGGCAAAAAATCAATCAAACAAGCCAAAACTGAACAAGTAATACAAAAACACCGTAGAAGAAAGCAAGGTAAAAAATAATGGCAAAAGATATACCAGATTATATGCGTGGTTTTGATATTGATGATGATTGGGGTATGACACCTGTTAGCAAAATACCTACACAGGAAACAATCGACCCTAAAGCTATTGACAATCAGAATTTAGAATTATCAAAAGTTAAATCAGACGTTTCATCTATCAAGTCAATGATGAATGAGATAATGCAAGTTGTTGCCGAGAAAGAAACAATTACAAAAGAATTAGATGATGAGGATATCAAAACAAGATTTAAAGATGTAGAGAAATTAATATTACCATTTCTTTACAATTTAATGAAAAGTGATGAACCTTATATACATTGGCCAAATAGAACGCCAATCATAAAAGCACAAATAGAAAAGTTGCTAAAAATAACAAGAGGATAATATATGGACCTTAAAGAACAACATAAAGAAATGAAAAGAGAAGTAAATATACTAGAAGAGAAACGTAGAATAGATAGAGGTAGCGTTTCTTGGCAATTGTTAAAAAATGCAAAGAAACTTAAATTAAAAGCAAAGGAAAGATTAAATGAAATTAAGTCCTAATTTTAGTCTAAAAGAAATGACAGCTTCACAAACAGCTGTTCGTAAGGGTATTAATAATAACCCTAGTGAAGACCATATGAATGCTTTAAAAGCATTATGTGAAAATGTATTACAAAAGGTTAGAGACCATTATGGTAAAGTAGTTTCTATATCTAGCGGGTATCGTAGTCCTGACCTGTGCGAAGCCATAGGCTCGAGCAAAAATTCCCAACACGCTAAAGGGCAGGCGGCGGATTTCGAGGTGTTTGGATTAAGTAATGCAGAATTAGTAAAGTGGATTTCAGAGAATTGTGAGTTTGACCAGATGATATTGGAATTCCACAATTTAGATGAACCTAATTCGGGGTGGGTACATTGCTCATATCGTGATGATGGTGAAAACCGTAAACAGATATTGAGAGCTTTCAAGAATGAAAGCAATAAGACTTGTTATGAGTCTTACGAACCTGATTGAAAGGCGAAGCGGGACGAGTTAAGAGATAGTCCCGAATTAATTAATGACCATTTAACTTTGTACAGGTCAAATTAGGCTTGCCAAATATGGTTGTGGTGTATATAATAGAGAAAATGAAAAAGAATTGGAAACAAATATAATGGCAAATTTTATAGAATTAGACCAAACTAAATTCCCTAATACAAAGGGTATGAATCAAAATGGATTTAGATTTTACCACATAGACGGTAAAAATTATCCATCAATAACTAGTATATTATCAATACAGAAAAAAGAAGGTTTAGAGAAGTGGCGTAAGAACGTTGGCGAAGAAGCAGCTAAATGGGAAATGGCCAGAGCGGCACGTAGAGGTAAAGCAACACATACACTAGTTGAACAATATCTAAAAGGTCAACCTCAAACTATTAATGATGTATTGCCTAATGGTATGTTTAGATTATTAAAACCTTATATTGACCAGATTGACAATATTCATTGTTTAGAAAGAATTATGTACTCACACAAACTTACCCTTGCTGGTCAAGTTGATTGTATCGCTGAGTACAATGGTAAATTATCTGTAATTGATTTCAAGACAGCAAACAAAGAACGTATTGATAGTTGGAATGAATCTTATTACTTACAATGTTCTGCTTATGCAATTATGTATGAAGAGCTATTCGGTAAACCGATAGAACAAATTGTAATCTTACAAGCAGGTGAAGATGGCAGTTGCAATGCTTTTGTCAAACAGAAAAAAGTTTATTTGTCTCAACTAGAGAAAGCTATTAAGGATTTTTATAAATATTATGAAGAACTTAATAAAGCAAAAATAAATCAATAATCAAACCTTATTAAGTCTCACAGGAGATAAAATGCAAAAACTAATATTAGCAATGCTATTTAGCTTTGTTGTGTTTACTGCTAAAGCAGACCACGATATGCCTGCTGTAGACCCTTATACGGAAATTCCTAGTCCTTACGGATTAGCACCGTTAGGTTTACCTGCTCAATGTGGTCCTAGTGAGGTCGTTAATGAGTACATACAAAGGTTTGATTTTAATCCAGAGACGTTTTCCGTAGCGAGAGAGGGCGCAAGACCAGATATGCCCCCTGCCTACTTTGTATATACGTTTGTGTCAAAAGATAGAAGTCAACACCTTATTGTTTTAACAAGTCCAGATGGACTTGAAAGCTGTATAGTATCTCACTCATTTGACCTGGCGTATGCACACAAAGAGCAAACATAGAATTACTTGTTGACGATAGACAAGATAGATAGACTGGACGTGGGTGCAACTCCCACCACCTCCACCATAAACACATTTATAAATCAGTACGTGTGCTTATGGGGGGTGTGGTAGGTTCGACAGATATTGAAGAGTCTATAAGAGAGTAATAGTTGGCGAACTTAAACGCAATTTAAATGGCAATTCAAATTTTGCCCTTGCTGCCTAATTTTAGGTAACGGAGTTTGTGGTGTACTTGGCAACAGAAACACCACGCTTTACATTTAATTAAATAAGTGATATATTATATACTATGAATAGCAAAGAATTCACACAAAAAATTAACGACATTGTTAAAGAAAAAAAACCTATAACTTATATTGACGCAGTTGTACACTATTGTGAACAACACAATATAGAAATAGAAACCACAACAAGACTAATATCAAAATCACTAAAAGAAAAAATTAAAGCAGAGGCTTTGAATGCTAATATGCTTAAGATTAAAAAAGGTGGTACTCTACCTGTATGAATGGTTTAGAATTTTTATATCATATATTATTTGTAGAAGTAGATAAAGGTCTATGGGGAATAATACTATTAGGTGTAGTCTTCACCATTATAAGTATTGTTATGGATTTTGGTTATGATGAGACAAGGGATAAACATTAATGTATGGTGGATTTGATGTATATAAAGTGTATCTTGGTGTTAAACTACACTTTACAACCGATACATACGATTACGTAAAATATGGTGGAAAAACAAATGCAACATTGGACACATTTACTAAAAGAAAAGATAGATACTTTTTTCATAAACTATCAAAGCGTTTTAATGAGCGAGATATCTTGGATTATTTTGTCAGCAATTTTGTTGTTGATGGCGACAAGTGGATAGGAAATTTATTAGACAATGAAGGTATTGAGAATTATTCCAGATATAGAAAGTATAACGAATCTTTTAAATACCATTTTAGGGACGATTGCGTACGGATTGCTGATGATTTTAGCCGTAAGCGTATTTCTTTTGATGATGGTTTTTGCGTATTTAATGGACAGCATCCTAGAGTCTTACGATTACTTATTCAGAGGAAGATTAACTACCAAACCGCCATCTATTTGGATAAACATCTTGCGTTTTTTAAAAATTGGGATAAAGATATTAATGAAAAAGTTGTCTGGCCTAAAATCTCACATACGATTACCAGATTAAAACCTTTTCTTAATTTTAATTTAACAGAGGCTAAAATGATTATGAAGGATATTTTTGTAAATTGAAGATGAGTGATTGGAAATTTGATATACCACATATAAATGAGGGAATAAAAAAGATAACACCTAGAGGTGACCTGTCTTGGTACATTAAATGGTTTTCTAGTATTGTTATATTAATTGGTATGGTGTTAACATCTATACCTATTGTACCGTTTAATCTATATTTTCATTTAATTGGTGTATGTGGTTGGTTTATTGTTGGTATGTTATGGCACGATAGAGCATTAATAACTTTAAATGCAGTTGCAGCTTTCATATTTTTAAGTGGTATTCTAGGACATTATTATGGTTAGAGTATTTTGTATTGGTAATGGTGAGTCAAGATTAGGTTTTGATTTAGAAAGATTAAGACCATTAGGCACCATTATGGGTTGTAATGCAATATACAGAGACTTTATGCCAGACGCATTAACAGGTGTTGACCACGGTATAATGCACGAAGTTTATCACAAAGGTGTTGCATATAAAATACCTTGTTTCTTTAGAGATTGGACAAAAGTACCTGCCTTTCATTATAAGATGATGGTAGAGGGTGCAATTACTAAAATGGATTTAGAGTTAGTAAGAAATACAAAAGGTGTGTTTTCAGAAAACGAAAGAGGTACTAGTGAAGAGTTTGTATTTCACGGTTCTAAATTAGAAGGCCTAGCACATATAATAAAAAAGAATAAAGAAGTTATTGAAAAAAAAATTAGTACAGGTAAAATTCATTTGACCTGGATACACCCTAAAAATGATAAATCTCACAATTTAGGTGATATAATGATACCAAAAGATTTAGGTTGGGCTGCAGGTCCGTCAAGTGGTTATGTTGCTTGTGAATATTATAAGGCAACAGAGGTATTTCTAATTGGCCACGATTTACAATCTACAACAAGTCGAATCAATAATGTTTATAAAGGTTCAAAACATTATTTGGCACCAGAGAATGGTCCTACACCACACGATAATTGGGTCAACCAATGGTTGAGTCTTATGAAAAAGTATCCTAACACTACATTTTACAAGGTAAATAGAGATTTAAATTTAAAAGACAATGTTAATATGCACGTTAGAGAATGGGAGGGTCAAGAGAATTTGTTTTATGTTGACTATTCCAGCATTGACAATTTAGAATCAATGTAGTATATTGGATAAAATGATTAACTTTTTAACATATCTTACACAAAGGAAAAAATGAAAAGAGATTTAAAAATACCAAAGGTTACTTTTAGAGTAAGAGTTGGTGACGAAGTTGAAACAGATGGTGGTTGTGCTATCGGTGGACAATGGCTAAATAAAACAACAGACGACTTTTTTAAAGGTAAACGAGTTGTATTGTTTAGCTTGCCAGGTGCATTTACACCTACTTGCTCATCACAGCAATTACCAGGATTTGAAGAAGAGTATGCTCAAATAAAATTGTTAGGTATAGATGAAGTTTATTGTGTATCAGTAAATGACTCTTATGTAATGAATGCTTGGGCAAAGCAAATGAATATCGAAAGTGTTAAACTGATACCAGATGGTTCAGGTAACTTTACAAGATTTATGGGAATGCTAATTGGTAAAAACCATTTAGGTTTCGGTAATAGGAGTTGGAGATATATGGCAGTTATTAATGACGGCACAATTGAGAAATGGTTTCAAGAACCAGGTATCAATAATGAAGGCATTGATGATGACCCATACTTTGAAACAACACCAAAAAATATGGTAGATTATTTACGTAATGCTAAGTAAAACTATTATAAATAACTATGAAGGCGATAATATAGCCTACACAAATATAACGAACATATTTAATACAAAGGAGATATAATATGGATTTTGAAAGTTTAAAATCAAGTGCTTCTAACTTTGATAAGATAACAAAAGCATTAGAAGCTTCATCAGAAAAACCAGAGTCCTCTGGTAATTCTAAAAACAAATATCAAGACGACAGAATTTGGAAACCTGAACTAGATAAAACTGGTAATGGTTATGCAGTAGTCAGATTCTTGCCAGCAAGTACAGGCGAAGAAATGCCTTGGCAAAGAGTTTGGTCTCACGCTTTCCAAGATAAAGGCGGTTGGTATATTGAAAATTCTTTAACGACACTAAATCAAAAAGACCCGGTGTCCGAAGAGAATACAAGATTATGGAACACAGGTGTTGATAGTGATAAGGAAATTGCTCGTAAGAGAAAAAGAAAATTATCATACTACTCAAACATCTTTGTTGTATCAGACCCAAAACATCCTGAAAACGAAGGCAAAGTTTTTATATTTAAATTTGGTAAGAAAATCTTTGATAAGATTACCGAAGCAATGCAGCCAGCGTTTGATGATGAGACACCAATTAACCCATTTGATTTTTGGAAAGGTGCAAACTTCAAACTAAAAATCAGAAAAGTAGATGGTTATTGGAACTACGATAAGTCTGAATTTGAGAGTGTTAGCCAAATCAAAGAGAGTGATGAAGATATCAAATCTATTTGGTCTAAGCAATACCCTCTAAACCCTTTTGTTGACCCTAGTAATTTTAAGACCTATGATGAACTCAAAGAGAAACTGAATAGGGTAATTATGGGACAACGAAACACAGAAACCGTGGAAAATGTAGACCTCCCACCACAATCCACAACGTCTGTGCCAAGCTCAAGTGATGTTAAATCTGAGCCTGCTAGCGAAGATGATGATACTTTATCATATTTTAGTAAATTAGCAGACGAAGATTAATCTTTCTCTCTCAATCACGAATGCTTAACCCTTAGCGAGAAATCGCTAAGGGTTTTCTTATAAATAGTGGTATGGTAAATATATTTGAACCACTAGTAGATTTACAAGACAAAAAACTAAAGTCGGCAAATTGGTATAAAAATGCTGCCTCATTAATTGCAGATAGAGCAACGCAAGCAAAACTAATGAGAGACGGCAAATTAAATGCAAGACCAAGTGCTGGTAGAATGTCAATGTTTATATATGACCCTAAAACGAAACAAAAGTTACCGTTTTATGATACATTTCCACTAGTGTTGCCTATTGATACGATTAGAGGAGGTTTTATTGGTTTAAACTTTCATTATCTCCCCTACGGTTTAAGATTTAAATTATTACAGCAATTACAACAATTTGCTACTAATTCTAAATTTGACCAATCAACAAGATTACAGGTCACTTATGAGGCAGTAAAAAATATTGGTCTAATAAAACCGGCAATTAAAAAATACCTTTATCGTTATGTAAGAAGTAATTTTTTAAGAGTTGACGTACAAGAAATGGCTATCGCAGTTTATTTACCAGTAGCTAGATTTAGAAAAGCGAGTTTACAAACGGTATTCGCTGATAGTAGAAGGAAAATATAATGAAAAGAGATATAAAAGAAATGATAGGTATGGCAATTAGTTTTGGAATAATAATAGCAATGGCATTATTGTTAGTTGGTTGTTCTATACCTAAAAATCCAAAATTAAGTTTTGGTAAAAAATGTGTAGATAAACAAGAGAACGTTGTTTACTCATATATTTGGTTGTATAACAAGAATGATGGTTTACAGGCAGATAAAGAAACTTGTAATTTAATAAAGGACTAAAATGGCAATCTTACGAGGCGGAAGACGTATAGGTAATTACGATATCAGAGTTGGTATACCTAGAGATAGGTCACTTGATAACGTAAATGGCGATGAACGTTTAAGACGTAAACCTGGAGGTAATCCAGAATCTACGATTAATAGATTTATTGCTGAAATAAATCAAGGTGAGGGTCTAGCAAGACCTAATAGATTTATGGTAATGTTTCATCTACCTCAAAGAGTGTTAACAGAAGCAGAATTAATAGCAAGTGAATTTGGTGGTTCTAGTTTAGGTACTAACAATGATTTAGAATCTTTGACAATGGCCAAAACTATGAGTATGATGTGTAATAAGGTTACAATGCCTAACAGAGACGTTAATACAAAAGAGCATTTGATGTATGGTCCTGCTAGAGAAATGCCTTACGCATATTCATTTAGTAGAAACATTGAATTAAATTTTTATGGTGATAAATTTTTAAGACAAAGACAATTCTTTGAAAACTGGCAGAAAAAGATATTTAATTATCAAACTCACAATATGAATTACTATGACGATTATATTGGTAGTGTAGATATATTTCAATTAGGTCAGTTTGAAAGTGAAAATGATAGAGACAGAGTTACCTACGCAGTAAGATTGTATGAAGTCTATCCTCAAACAATAGGTTCTATTGATTATACTTATGGTGATAATGATAAAGGCGTAGATGTTCCTATTACATTAAATTTTAGAAGATGGACTAACTTGACAATAGACCAAGTTGAAGGCGCTACGATTGGTGCCTCTTTTGGTGATGTGCCTACAATAAAGGCAGCAAAAGATTTTGGATTATTTGGTGGTGTGTTATCTAAATTGCCTCCTGAATTTAGAAGAGCAGGCAGAGATATATTACAGACCGCTAAAAGAAGTTTACCAATTGGTAAAGTGACCGGTGGAAGATTATTTCCACCATTTTAAACAATAAGGAGAAGATATAATGGCATTGCCTATATTAGAAACAGCGAGTTATGAGTTGACGTTACCATCAACAGACGTAAAAGTAAAATATAGACCTTTCAAAGTTGCAGAGGAAAAGGTTTTACTTCAGGCTCTTGAGTCGCAAGAACAAAAACAAATTGTAGAAGCATTAAAGAATATTGTTGGTGTTTGTACTTTTGGTAATTTAAATGTTGATGAGTTACCAACCTTTGATTTAGAGTATGTATTTTTACAGATTAGGTCAAAGTCTGTTGGTGAGGTTGCAAATATAAAAATTTTGTGTCCTGACGACAAAAAAACTTATGCAGATGTGAATGTTGATTTAACAAAAGTTGATGTTCAAGTAGATGATGAACACACTAACAAGATACAAGTTAATGATTCTGTTAGTTTGTTAATGAAATATCCTACAATCAATTCTGTTGACCCTACAAAAGATTATAGTAAAGGTGCTAATACTAGCACACTATTTGATATTATATCAAAAAGTATTTACCAAATCCAAGAAGGCGATAAGACGCATATGGCGATTGATTATAGTAAAGATGAAATGGATAAGTTTGTTGAAGGTTTAGATAGTAAATCATTTAAGTCTATACAAAGATTTTATGAAACTATGCCTAAATTAAGACACGAATTAGAGGTAGAAAACCCTAAAACTAAAGTTAAGAGCAAGGTGACTTTAGAGGGACTAACTGATTTTTTCGGGTAGCCCTTTCACACGATTCGCTTGAGAATCATTTTCAAGTGAATTTTGCTCTTATGCAACATCATAAATATTCTTTGACAGAATTAAATGATATGTTGCCGTGGGAAAGGGAGATTTACATTAATTTGTTAATACAACATATTAAGGACGAAAAAGAGAAACAAAAAGAGAGAATGAGGAAATAATGTTTGAAGAACAGAAAAAAGACGCTGTTGACAAAGTAAAATGGGTATGGTGGTTTTTAAAAGAAGAACTACCACAATTTTTATCAAACTGGAGAACGGTGCCTAGACTTATGATGATACTATATGGTATGGTATTTTATAATACTATGCAATGGTTTATGGCATTAGAAAATCCTAACAACGCTCAAGCAGGTTTTGTATCTGTTGTTGTCGGTGCTGGTGCTGCCTGGTTTGGACTATATGTTAACGGTAAAAAAAGTAATATACAAAAGAAATAATTAAAAGGATAACACTATGTCTTGTAGTAATTGTGGTCATAAAAAACATTGTGGAGAAACTTGTACACAAACTTATAAAGACGGCGACAATAAAGATATATTAATACTATGTTGCAATAGTTGTAATTGTAAGGATTGTAAAGAATAATGGCCGAAGACCAAAGAGATAAAAACGTAGACTCAGCATTATCAATTATTGACACACAACAAAAAATTGTTGGTCAAGCATTAGTTGGTGCCTCTGGTGCTACACTTGCTGAAAAGCAAGAAGAGTCTTATGAAGTATTAGAACATTTACGACAATTAGGTTCTAAAAGTTTAAAAGGTATTCAAAGTGTTGCTAATACACTTATTGGTATGTTTAAATTTGACCAAGATGAGGCACGTAGAAGACGAGACCAAGCAAGTGAATTAAAAAAAGAACAACAAGATAAAATATCAAGTGAAGAAAATCCAGACGTTCCTGGTCAAACAGATAGTGAATCTAAAAAAGATGGTGCTGGTCTAGGTGCAATGGCATTTTTAGGTAATTTTTTAGGTAGAATACCAGGTGTAGGTGCAATGAAGAAATTATTGGCACCAATATTAGGATTTTTTGGTAAGAGTGGTGTATTGTTTAAATTATTTGGTAGATTTGGTCCTTTTGCCGCTCTAACATTAGCAATTGGTTTTGTAATTAGATATACAGATGAGATAGCAAAGGCATTGGCACCTGTTGTAGATGGAGCAAAGGCAGTAATTAAAGCATTAGAGCCATTATTAAAAGCATTAATGGCAGTAGTTGATGTTGTTGTTAAGAGTGCATTATTAAGTATTGGTACAGGTTTAGAAGTTGGAATGGGATTACTTGTTGCCTCTGTTGAAACTTTTATGAATTCTCTTAAATTTGTAGCAGCTTTGTTTAAAGGTCTATTTACAGGAGATTTTCAATTAATTAAAGACGCATTTATGGAGTTTATATCTCTGGATGCCTTTGTTAAAATATTTAAAAAATTAGGTGCTACAATTGGTGACGCCTTTAAAGGTTTAATTAATGGTATTGGCGAGATATTTGGTTTTGAAAAATTGTTTGATTTTGTAAGTCAATTATTTACCGATTTTGTATCATACATAGGAACAAAATTAAAATCTTTTGGTAATATGTTAATTAGTTTTGTTCAAGGCGCAATTGATTTTGTAATGTTCATACCTAGAAAAATAATGAGTGGTTTCTCATTTATAAAAACAACAATATCAGATTTCGTTACCAGTTTACCTGATAGAATAATGAATGCTGTTAAAAGTTTATTTGCTCCTATTTTTGATTTCTTTTCTAACATAGGCAATAGAATTAAACAAGCAGTAAATGGTATTATAGATAGTTTACCTTTTCCAGATTTTGTAAAAGACAAGATGAAATTTGATATAAAAGAACCTGACAAGCAAATAAAAAATTATGAAGACACATTACCTGAAAAAAATGAAAGATTTTTTGATGATATAGAAAAAAATAAAGATGAGATTATAAAATTTGAAAAAGCAGGTACAGGTTATACTTTTGATTTAGCTTCAACTAAAGCATTATATACAGGTGCCGGCGGTGGTCATTTAGTATTTAAAAATGCTATGGGTGAAACTTCTCTTGCTAACCCTTATGATTTTAATGCTGCTGAACACGCAGACTTTTTAAAATCAGGTGAAAAGATTAGAATAAAACCTAGATTAAACAAATCTGGAGAAGAAATCAAATATTCTGATATGAATAATGCACCACCTGTGGTAATTACAAGAGGTGGTGATACGGTTACAAACTCTAACGTTGCAAAAACAGACTTTAATAACTCACCTTTAAATGTGAATGTAGA